TGAGGCACTAATTTGGCATAGGCCACAGATTTTTCGAAGAAGCCACAGATTTTCGAAAAAAGCCACAGAATGCGTTACCCCATAAATTTTTTCGCTGCATATTTCAATTTTTCATTTTGAAAGATGTCCCAGCATAACCATTACTCTAATTTTTTACTTCGAAAAGAGTAAAAATAATAGGCCATGAAATCCACAGAAGCCACGCTTTTTACACCATTAAATATTTAAAATGATAAAATCATAATAAAAATCAAAAAGTGTAAAATCAACAGTAAGAAATTCCACCTTACGATTGCCTAATTTCGTTTCCTGCTTTTACTGAAGTAATACAGGGAGAAGGCGAATGATGGAAACAAAACTCTTCTGGTCTGGATTGTGTATCTATCCATTCCTTCGTTAGTTTCATTATGGAAACAGCAGAGTTCTTATCCCTTGTTCTAAATACGCCATTTTTGTTTTTTAAACTCACGCAGTTAGAACAATAGAATAATCTGTATATTTCCTTTCCTTTTTTGTTTTTACGACATATTACTTTCTTATTTGTATGATGTTTCAAATCCTTATAACATTCACAACATTTTTGAGAAGTATAAAACTCATTGATGGTTAGTGTATCATATTTCTTATGAATAAGATTCCTCAATTCCTTATTCATCGTAGGCATCATGTGTTTCATTTGTGTGCTTCTACTCCAATTTCCATATCCTATAAGGATATTTTCCCCAAATGTTTCTTTGATTTTATTAAGGAACTTATCCATACTTTTCATACCATAACTATATTGTCTAAACTTCATTTTCCTCCATACATCTCGTTGATAGAAATCTAATGTTTCTTTGTTGAGTTTATCTTTTTCTTGTAAATACTTTTTGAACTTTTCATAATCTACTGATTTACTATTTTTACTGGATAAATGAGTTTCTTTTTCTATGATATTATTCCTTTTCTTTTCTTGTAATAATATCCTTTCATTACGCTTCCCATAACTTTCTATCTTCCTTTGTGATGCGGTATACTGAAGTTTATTTCCTTGACTATCCATCATATACACTAATGAATGCTTACCAGGGTCACAACCAACAATATTCTTATCTTTTAAAGTATCAAGTTGTTCTATGGCTAAATCTTCTATATTATGAAATTCTTGTTTTTGTAAAGTATGAATTTTGCTACCCCATTTCTTATCTTTTAAATCCTTACGAATAAACAATAAAGAACAACTAATACCATCAGTTTGGATTTGGTAATGAAATTGGTAGTATTTATTTTTGAATATTTTATGTTGTAAGTTCAATAAATTATTCCATACATCGTGTTGATATATATTAATGTTTTTATGCATTTCTCCCTTCTTCGTTCCTTCTTTATTATTCGTAGGACAAAATAAACTAATTATAGTTGCTGTATCCAAAATGATATGCTTGGGAATGATACTATTACGAAGTGGTAAAGGTTGGAATAATTTATGGTTTTCATCTTCCAATAAAACATTCATGTACAGCATACCTTTTAAATAATTAAATGGATTCACTTTTACATCATAATGAACTGATTTTTTGATATTTATAGGAAGGATATTATGTAAATGAGTGTGTTTCCAGTCATCAAACAACATAATAATTTCCTCATTACATTCCAATAATTGCTTCTTGAACTTGAAAAGGATTGTTTTATCCTCCGTTATATTTTTTGTCGTTATATTGATAAACCGAAGAAAGTGAGAAATAAAGCGTTCTTGTATATTATTAGATAATGATGTATAAATTTGTTTTGCTAAATAAGGTAATATAAAAGAAGTATTCGATAACTTGGACTTTTCATGATTAATTAAAGGTTGGTATTCCATTTCATAAAACTCTTGTAGGGTTTCTAAAAGGACAGTATCCTTGCTTTGTATTCCACGCTTATCACGAATACCTAATGTCTTGATACAATACAAAATAAACTTCTCATTTATTTCAGGTAATGATTGCTTGTCGTTATAACATTTCAATATATACAATCTTAAAAATTGGTAAGAATGTATCATCAAATTATTCATTTCAAAAACCAAATTAGTTATGACTGGTTGGACTTCTTTATGGTTGTGTAATACAGATTTGAGTGTAGTTTTGATGGTAGTATAAGCAGACTTGTCTGTGGAACGGAACTCCTTGAAAGCATCTTTCTTTTTCTTTTTTACCATTCTATATATATTTATTAAAATTTTAATTTTAAGTAGTTATTTATAAATAATTACTTATTCCTAAATATTTTAATTATTTTGCTTCCATTTCTTTTCTTCGTAAATATGCTTGTCTGTTATATACCTTTTTTTGCGTTGGTGTAGGTTTATAGTTAGTTATTTCTTTATATAGTCTTACTCTTTGTTTTTGTGCTTCTTTATTCTTTTCATAATACACTTTACTACTGGCAGGTGCTGTGTATTTTTTGAGATGTTCTTTGGTTGCTTGTAATTCTTCTTTTAATTTAGCATTTTCTTCTGATAATTCTTTTATTATTTCTTTATCCTCCATTACAATATTTATATATATAATAATAAAAAATATTTATATCTTTTTTATTATATTTTCAAATTAGTTTGTATCATTTTATTAAATTTCTATATTATCAATATAGAAAAGGTTAAAAAAGTTTATAACTATACTCTTCAAAATTATAACATTACTTTTTGACTATATTTGTATATATAAAGAAGTAAATATATATATAAATATTTTTATATAAATATTTATAAAATATTTTTGTAATTATAATATAATGAACCGAAATATTATAAATTGGAGTGATATATTTGATACAAATATCAAAAAGATAATAAAAATCCAATCTATAATTAGAAAATGCATAGCATATAAATATGTTAAATATTTACGAATTGAAAATTTATTACAAAAATTACTAATTCCTCTTACAATGCGTATAAAACAATATCATAATCTGTTTAGTCTTCCACTTATAGCGGAGCAATGGGAGGAAACTTTACATTGGGCATTATTTGAGATTGGATATATTACAACATGGAAACCCAATCGTAGTCATAAAATAGCCCAAGATATGCGAATTGTTGATATACCTAATTTTCGAATCTCATGTAAATCGGGTCAATTTATATATAATAAAAAATTAAACTCCGATTGTGTATATTTTAATGGAAGTCGTACTTCAAGTTTTGATACATTAGAACAAAAAATCCATCATTTGTGTCAAAATAATGTAGATTATTATTTTATGTTGGCTAAGAATAAAAATTTTGACAAAACATATAAATTATTGGTATTTGAATCAAATATATGCAATGTCGGACAACTCCAATGGACTACATCTAATACAGAAAAGTCATGGAATGGGGTAGGAAATTTTATCGCAACTATAAATAAGTCCCTGAACGCACAATTATGGACTACTTTACCATTATACAAGATACAATTTATTTTAGATATCGATTGTAGATAATCTTTTATTACATAATTTAATATATTCAGAATTGATTTCATAACCAATATAATTAATCTTCTCTTTTTTGGCAGCAACACATTCACTCCCCGACCCAACAAATGGAACAACCATAAGTGTTTTATCACCATTCTTACTTGCTTTAATTAATTTTTGACATAATTCTAATGGTTTTTGAGTTGGATGATTCACTCGCTCTTTTTTACCTGCCCCTCCAGCTAATGCCGATATTTTAATAACATCTCTTGGAAGAGCTCCATTCTTGTGTGCATTATATGTAGTTTCGGTTTCTCCATTACTAAATCTTCCTTTAGTTGCCTTTCTGACTTTTCCCGCAGCATTTTTTAAAAATGTTTCGGTATATGGCTCCCTGACATCATCACGATTAAATAAGGGTTTTTCTTTATAGCAACATAAAATACTTTCATGAGTTCTCTGCCAAAAATTTAAAGACGGAGTGACTTTATTGGTATAATGCCATATAATCCATCTAACATTTATATTAATTCTAACCCTAATGAATGCCAATATTTCACTAAATCCGTAAATATATAATGTTCCTTTGGGTTTCAATATCCTAATGCATTCAGTAATCCATTCATCGCACCAGGATAAATATTTATCCATTTGTTGTTTATCACTATCATTCCCAAAGTCCTTTCCAATATTATATGGTGGATCACATATAATAATATCTACACTTTCGGATTCTATTTTTTTCATTCCATCAATACAATCTTCATGAATAATTGTTTGGGTTTTTGATTCTTCGGTTTTTGATTCTTCGGTTTTTGGTTCTTCGGTTTTTAATTGTGATTCATTATTCTTTTTACAAGGGAATTTTCTTTTCATATGGTTATCATGGCGTGATTTTCTAGAAAATTCCTTTAAACAACGTTCACATGTATATTTTGGCATTCTATAATGTTATTATACACTATATTTTTAACTTATTTTAACGAAATGTGGATATTGTTTACCATGTAATACGAAATTTAATTACAATATTATATTTCCATTTTTTACTGATTTTTTACTTATTTTTTTGTTGAAATTTTTTTTCGTTTTTTTATTGAAATTTTTTGTATTCAATTTTTTACCCATGTTATTGGACTTTTTTGAATATAAAGTTTTTTGACAAAAAAGTGTTTTTATTGGTTTTTTTATGTTTTTTCAAATATGTATTGGATCGGTTTTTTATCAAAAAGTGATGTTTTTGATAAATTTGGAGATTTTTGGGGAAGCGTTTTTGTTTAAAAAAAATGGCGTTTTTAAAGGGGGTTCCAGAGGCATTTGAGGCACTAATTTGGCATAGGCCACAGATTTTTCGAAGAAGCCACAGATTTTCGAAAAAAGCCACAGAATGCGTTACCCCATAAATTTTTTCGCTGCATATTTCAATTTTTCATTTTGA